GCTTCAGGGTAATCGTCTTCTGCCTTCTTCTGTCGAACTGGTCTGTATTGTTTGTGCCAGTCCTCGTAACCACCATCAGGATTGCTCTGTAAGAACTCCTTAATGTTATTAAATTGAGGTAGTGTTACTGACATTTTGTGTATTTGAAAAGGGTTACGAATTTACAATAAATAACCGGTACTTGCAAGTTTAAAACAAACTAAATTGACCGTTTTCTTTTGCTTTTCTTTGAATAACTTTTTCTGGCTCTATCTTGTCAATTATGACATATGCCTGGTCTATATAAAACTGATAATCAATTCCATAATCTTCCCAATTCTGTAATTTGAAAGGTCTGTTAAACAATACTTGCTGATTACTTTTTGATTCACAAGTAGATGTTTCCGGGCCAGTCTTATCAGAAGAAGCTTTCTTGATTTTATAAAGCTTTTCACCTTTACCTTTAGAGCAATAGTAACGTATCATTTTGTTTAGATCAGTTACAGTACCTATCTTTCTATCTACCTGACGATAGAAGTAATCTCTGGATGCCTTTTTTGCTATACAAAAGTCAAAGATGTTACGGTGATTTTTGATAGTATCTGCTACAACAATACCTTGAGTGAAGTACTTCTCCAATGCTATTGGAATAATACATTTGCTCTTATTCTTATACAGCTCATAACTTGTCAGGAAATCACCCTTTTTCTTTGTTCTTGCTTCAATAGATTTATTAATTGGAACAGCTTGAAACTTGTCATCTTTCCACATCCAATCAGCTTTCTTGACAGCTATGTAATCGTTTACTGAAGTTTGAGCAAACATCTCATACTCTACGTACTCAAGGTTGCCCAATACATCATTACCAACTTCTGCTTCCCAGTCTTTACATATCTCATAATACTCTTGTATTCTGTCTACTGGTACAAGACATTCCATACCATCTGTATTAGCAGAAGTAATCTTAAAACCAGCTATGCAAAAATCTTCAATGAGCATAAATAGATCTATCTGACCACCTATAGTAACTTTCATGCCGGCAAAAGCATCATACTGCCAATCATAAGTATCACCAAGTTTACCAAAAGAACCATTAAGTATCAATTTATAGGTTTCTTGAAAATTGTCATATTTCTTATCACCTGTTTCTTTAAATTTCTTTTTGGCCTCAAGTCGCTTAGAGATATTCAATACATATGCTTCATTCCATTTAGGACCAAGATGTACTGGATAAATACCCCTTTTACGAATAATATTTGGATACATTGCATTTATGTTAGCTTACTGTCTCCAGTAAGATCGGACTATATCATAATTTCTTTTAGTTCCTGAGTCCATAAATATCCATAAGCTGTAGGTTTTTTACCTGAACAAGCTCCGTATATCGGACCTCTTTTGTATGTTGGATTTTCTGTCAATATTTCAAGCATGGTATTCCAAGTTTTAATTAAATCACCATCTTTTGATAATTGATGTATTAGGTATCTCGAACGAGATTTTGATAAATTCACACTCATTTCTTTTAATTTATTTGGATTATTTTTCCAGAAATCATGTGAACATTTCTTTCGTTCTTCAGGGTCCTGAAATCTTTTGATTTGAGCAGTTCTAAGTTTCTCACGAGTATCATTACTTACAATTAAACCTGTAGATGAATCTTCTCTTTTATTATAACCAAATTTTGGATTTAGCGAGTCTAAATGCTTCATCCAATACAGCTCCTTTTCTGCCATTACAGAAACTTCTGTATATTCTGCTACAAAATATTCAAATGAGTCTCGACCGTATTTATGCCAGGCACGTATCAGGTGATCATTCTCCCTATCTCTTAATTTCTTATTCAGAGCAGTTACATGATCATTAATTCTCCTATAGATACATAATGCCTTACCGACATAAACTTTACCGTTTTTGGTATTCCTAATTACATATATACCCGACTTTCTTAAATCTCTGCTTCTAAATAATTTCATAATGCAAATTTAATAAAGTTAGATGGATATATCCAACACATTCAAAGAACTTTTTTGAAACTTTCCCTGTTTAGTCTCTGAACCTTCATCCGACCCTGTGGATGCTTGGCTGCTGATTGGCTAATCCTTATCTCTTTTACTATACTGTAGTCATTACTGCTACAGGGAGTGTACAAGGCTCTAAAGCTATTCCAGTCAATTTAAGGAATTTTAGTTGGGCCATATTGTCCTTAACCCAACGTCTGCAGAAATAAGAATATGACCTTCAGGTATATGTATTTTTTTAGGCTTGTCTTGTGAATGACAGCCACCTTTAGCAAACATAAAAGTTGTACCATTTTGAATAAGTGGAAACTCTTGTTTCTCATTAAGATTGATTTTTACATTGCCTACATCTTTGAAAAAATCTTGAAATTGCTTTGTTTGAAATTTCATGTAATCAGGGTAACAATCTTTAAAACAGAAACCAGTTTTGGTTTTTCTCTCTTTTACCTTTTTGTATAGCTGATCTTCATTTAACTTTGATAGACTGAGATAAGATTTTTTATTGAGCTCTGTACCAATTTTTACATCATTCCAGTTAATAGCTGTATGCGGTAACTTGTACTCATCAATCAGATCAAGACGAAGCTGTACTTTGTTCTTACCTTTATAATCAGGATGATCAGTATCACCAGTACATGCTTTATACAGGTTGTAAGTAGCAAATACATCATTATAACAGTAAGCTATTACTTCATCTATCTCTTCAGAAGTTAACTCCTCTTTTCTGAAATCTATTGGTAATTCTTCAATATCACCATCCAATGAAAACTCTGTCCACTTTAAGGACGTTCTCTTAGCATCATTATTAAAATGAAGTAGAAGGAACAAATCAATTTGCTTGAAACTAAGGTAGTATTCTTTATATTTTGGTGGTAAATCATAGTTTCTATCATCAATTGTTTTTTGTGCAAAATAGAAGATCTCATCAAGCACTTGTCTCCAGGTATAATGTGTCCAATCTTCATGATTATCAATTATGTGCTGTAACACTTGTCCGTCAAAGTGTACACCATTATAGGTAATCAGAAAATCTCTATCATACTCTAACAAATGCTTGACAAGACCATCTATCTCATTCTTCCTGAAAGATATCTCAAACTCAAACTTTTTGTCTTGTTGAGGATCATAACCACAGTAAAGAAACATACAAAAATATGTTTCTATGTCACAAATTTCTACTTTCAGGTCGTTAGTATTCATAAACTATTTATTTAAAAGTTACATCTTCATCTTCTATAATTATCTCAGGTTTCTTTTCTTGTTTAGGGGCAGAAGTTGTTACAATTATTGCATCTGCAAAGCTATCTAAACCTACCTGTAGCTTAGTAAACATTTGCAAGTCTACAGGTTGTTGACACAGCTCCTTTAACAGTTCTTTTTCCCGGTCATTTGATGGTACTAATACCAGTTGTATCTTCCCGTTGATAATAAAATTCGTCTTCATGCTTTACAATTTTTGCAGTCAGCTATTTGTGACATCAGCTTCATACTATGAACAATAAGTTTTTCCTTAGCAGTAATACCTGTCACTTTAGTATTTCTGTCAATATAAAATGTTGCAGCTTTTACCCTAACATCTCTTCTTGCATTCTGAAGATTCATAAGAATTTCTTTTTTACGAGCTTCAGATGCAATCCATCTTTGTTGGCCGGTTGGTCTTGCATAAACCTGACTAATAAATTCCCGGCTGGCTCGAGGTTTTGGTACAGGACTATAAACTGTGCCCATAATTGCAGTACCTGCCATAACGAGGATTCCTCCTACTTTGTTTCTTTTTAGTCTCATGTTTTTGAATTTTTGATTGTGAGTAAAAATTTATAAACCTTTTTTGATTTTTTCTATACAGAGCATATAACCAATGCAATCAACTATCGAGTCTCTTTTTTCACAATTATCCTGGTTGGCCCGGCATATTTTTAACCAGCCCATTGCTAAACCAACTTGTTCTGATGTGATCTTTGTTTTAAAGATTACTTCCCAACCTTTAGCAATGTCAGCAAAGTTATCTGATGTCTTACCGTAGTCTTTCTCACGGTCACCATATACAAGTGATTGTGCTTCTTCTGCTACTGTTTTACTTTGGGGAGGAGTAATATCTGCTACAGGTATTGTCACTGGTTTTACATAAGGTATAAGATCAGATTCGTTATAAAGATTACCTGTTACTCGTTTATTTGATGTATTGCAAACATAAAAACTTGAACCTATGTCTGCTATATACAAGTAGTTTTGACCTGTAGTCTGTGCAATTTCCCAAAATTCACATTGATTTAATTTAATTGTACCACTAGTCTTTGTTATTGGTACTACTTTATCTCCTATTTTATACTTTGGATTCTCCATTTTTAATTTGCTTTAATAAGATTCAAATTCCATTTTACGACCAAACGGTCCCGGATCATTTTGGTTGTTGTATTCTGTACACATCTTCCGGGCTTCTTCTATACTAAGATTGTTCCTTACAGGTGTCTTTCTACCAAGAGCAGGAACTAACTTACCCTTAGCATCTTTCTTCCACCAAGTACGAATAAATGTTCTGTAGTTATTCATAAGTTTTAATTTTCTATAGGCATGTACAATATGTCCTCTATTCTTTCTTTCAGCTCCTTGGTTAATTCTTTCTCTTTATAAATGGATTCAAATAATTTCTTTGCTTCTTCTATCCACTTATTCTCTACAGGTGGTACAGGTACTTCCATTAAACCTATTAATACATCATCGTTTTCTGTTACAAATTCATTAAGTTTATCTGCTACAGGTTTTGATGTTGTAGTATGGCCATCTTCCCAAGGAGGAGGATCTGTATAAACTTCTTTTGAGTTAGGAACAAAAGGTTTTGAGTGCTGAGGTTTAGGTTTAGCGTTAGCTTTCTTACCTTCATATAAATCCCATTTCTCCCATAATCCTTCCTTATCTAACCAATTACAATAACCTTTATCATTAGAAAGTAACCAATCTACAGTCTTACCTTGATGCTTACCATAAGGTACTTTCTTATTACGGTCTAATTTTAAGTTATCATTCTTTGCTTGTCCTTTCTTGTGAAATTGCATTTTGATTTTGCTTTGGAGAACTTTTTTAGAACTTGGATGGTAGGAAAATTTAAGTCACCCCTGCCCCTGTGTCAGGAAGTAACTTAAACATCCTACCTGATTTGCTCCGGAGCCACTCTCCCGTCACCCGTTTTGGCTGTCAGTGGTTTATAAGTCATGAAAAAACCGGTCTGACATTTAAAGGATATTTTGGTGCAATACTACACCCTCACCTTAGATCGGCTTACGTCCCACAAACACGGACTATTTTAAATGAGAAAACCCCATCTGTCAGGAGACCGTGGAAGAGGTTGACAGTG